GCAGCTGCTTCAGGGTTTTATGATTGTATATCCTGTTTCCCACGTCCTTTGACTTGTGGCCCATCAGCATATCAATACACTTTCTGTTTCCCCCGGCATTGTCAAGAAATGTTTCAAAAGTGTGTCTTGCTTCATGCGGTGTTTTATCAGCCCCGATCTTCTCCATGACTTCATTCCAGAAGGTATAATATTTTGTTTGTGAAATTTTCTTTCCCTGATAGCTGAACAGATAGGGATCACCTGATTGAATCCGCTTCTCTATAAATGGCCATATTCGGGGATGCACTGGTACAATGCGCCCCTTGCCAGAAGAACTTTTCACGCCGCCTTGAAGATAGCGTTCAGCAATGTTCACCTGTTCAGTTTTCATGTTTAACAGTTCAGTGAGCCGGAAACCTGTATAAATGTAGATCAAGACTGTATCAGCCCATTGCTGATCAGCTATTTCCCACAAGGCGGCTATCTGTTCAGGCGTGAACGGTTCCCTTTTCGTGTCCGGGATAGGCGGGGCCGTGGTTATCTGGGAATACATTTTGTCAATAATATTCATTTCAAAAGCGAAGCGGTCAAGGTGTCCAAACAGATTTTTTATAGCCCACTGGGTAGAATACCCTTTTCCGCAGCCGTCAATGCAGTCCTGCATCTGGTAGGCTTTTAGATTGCGGTATTTCAGACCGTAATATTTTGAACAGTGTTTGAAAGCAGATTTTAGGGAACTTTGTGTTGAAGTTCCTAGTTTTGGGGCTTTTACTTTCAGCCAGCGTTGATATAAAACCGCAAGCGTGACTTTTTCCCGGTCAATCTCCCACGGGTTATCATTGTACTGGGCCAGCAGAATCAGGGCTTCCGTTTTTGTAGGCGCATAGGCAACAGGGGCTTGTCTGGCGTGTCCTTCCTGATCGTATACAGTGACCTTGACCACATAGGGGCGTGATCGCTTGCCTGATAGTTTGGTTACGCATCCGTAACCGTTTGGGTTCCGTCTTGACATAAAATCATTCCTTTCTGCATTGTGAAAAACAGAATGAAATGGTATAATAGCGGTGCGAGTGCTGATCATTTCATTCTGTAAATGATTAGTTGCTAGAACGCTGGTAGCTGGTAACTACTGGCGTTCTGTTTTTTATTGTTCAGTTTTGTGAACAAATTCAAGTATTTTCCTGAACAAGAAAACAATTCCTTTGTATGTATAAACACATAATGAGCGCATACCAATATAGAGCCATTTACATATTACAAACCAAATATAACACGCCCATTTTAATCCCCATATTGTAAGCAATACCATCCCCCATCCTAAAGCAAGAAAAAAGGATATTATTCCAGCAATAATTCCCCCACCGCCTATCTTAAATGATTTTCTGTATTTAAAGCCGCCGGGTGCGCTTATGCTGATTCCAGCACGTCCTTTTGAATTGACACTAATTCTTGCACCTTTAACACCTGTACTCACACCTATACTTTTCTTGCCCATATTCAGACGTGAATTTTTACCTAAACTTTTTGATTTTCTGAAACTCCATCCCATTTTTTATCTCCTTTCTTTTGTTACGGTTGTTACAGTTAATGTTACAGTTAAAAGCCTTTATTTATGCGGTTGTTACAGTTGTTACAGTTAAATGTTAATGTTCTTATAATTGAGATATTGCAAACTATAAAAAATGTAATATTGAAGAAAATATATAGTAGTATAGGCGTTTTTACTGTTACAAGTGTAACAAGAATATAGAAAATGTTGAAAATGCAAGTGTTTCAGCTGTTACGGTTCCATAATTTTAAGTGTAACACAGCTGTAACACGGAAAGAAGGTATATCATGAGCAAAGAAAAAAGCTCATATGATCAGGCGGTTTATTATCTGACACAAGTACAATACATAGATGGCATGATAAATGAAAAAAAGGATATAATCGAAAGCATGAGAAGCAGTATCACGGGTACTTCTGCCAGTGTAGAAGGTGAACGTGTTCAGACTTCACCGAAAGACCGTTTAGGTGAAACGTGCGTGAAGATCGTTGACCTATGTACGCAGATGCAGGACGATATTGACAAGCTGCTTGAAATGAAAGCCGAAGTGATCCAGACCATAGATCAGTATGTGACTGACCTGAAAGCCCGGAAGCTGTTATATTTGCGGTACATTAAATACATGAGCATTGAAACAGTAGCCCATGAAATGAGAATGTCAAGGGCTACAGCTTATAAAATGCACAAAGCAGCCGTGACCAGTATTTCCAAAAAATTTCAGTGTGAGAAAAAATGAGATTATTTAAGACAAATATAGATATTCAGATACTTGTAATAGATAGTGATCTGTTTTATAGTGTATGCAGAAAGATATGTGATAGCCTTTGACGGGGAGCAGATCCAGCGTCAGGGGCTATTTTTATTTCAAATAAAGGATAAGGGGGTGATTCCGTGCCGGGGGCAAAGGACGAATTGCGGAAGGAAGCCTTTGAAATGTTCCGGCATGGTTCCAAACTCAAAGACATAGCCGAACAGCTTCAAGTTCCGGCTGGAACTGTCAGGCGGTGGAAATGTACTGATAAGTGGGAACAGGAAGCGAACGCGAACGCAAAAGCGAACGCTAAAAATGACGCACGAACGAACGCACGGAACAGGCGAAGGAACAGACCTGTAACTGTAGAGGAAAAGGCAGAGGAAAAGCCCGGACTTACTGAAAAACAGGGGCTTTTCTGTTTGTTTTATGTGCGGTACTTCAATGCAACAAAGGCGTACATGAAAGCCTATGGTGTGGATGCTAAAACGGCGGGGGCTAACGGTTATAAGCTACTGAAAAAGGCTGAAATCAGGCAGGAGATCGAAAGGCTGAAACAAAACCGCCTGAACCGGGAACTGCTTTCAGAAGCGGACATTTTTCAGAAATACATGGACATAGCCTTTTCTGACATAACGGACTATCTTGTGTTTGGTCAGAAGGAAGTTCCAGTTATGGGGCCGTTCGGGCCTATCAAGGTAGAAGATCCAGACACCGGGGAAAAAGTGCCTGTTACCAAAATAGTGAATGTTGTCCAGTTCCGTGAATCGGATGAAGTTGACGGAACGCTGATCAGCGAAGTGAAACAGGGGCGTGACGGCGCAAGCATTAAACTGTCTGACCGTATGAAGGCCCTGAATTGGCTGGCTGATCACATGGACTTTGCAACGCCTGAACAAAAGGCGAAGGTCAGAAAGCTGGAAGCCGAAACAGAGCGGATCCAGCGCAGCAATGCGCCTGAAAATGAAGATGATGGGGTGGAAATAATCAATGACATACCAGCGGAAAAAGAAACAGGTGCGGATTTCGGAAATAATCATTCCGAAGTATCAGAAGATATTCAACAATAAGACCTACAAGCATATCATCCTGACTTCTGGCCGTGCTGGTACGAAGTCCAGCTTTGCCGGGATCCGTGGCCCGTATCAGCTTGTTTCTGATCCTTATGGTTCCGTGGTGGTGCTTAGAAAGCGTCACAACAAATTGCGGAAAACGGTCTATAAGGAAATGTTAAGGGGAATCAACCGTCTGAGGATAGGGAAAAGCAAGTTCACCATAACCAAAAGCCCGATGGAGATCACCTATAACAAGTATGGAACAACAATGTACTTTGCCGGATCTGACGGTATAGACGATACAAAGGGAATCATTGACGAAGATAAGCCCATCAAGCTGGTCATTCTGGACGAATTGACGGAGTTCTTTGACGATGGGGAAGGTGAGGACGAACTTCTGAACATTGAAGCTACTTTTGCCCGTGGAAACAAGGGCGATTTTCAGATGCTTTATTTGTTCAATCCCCCGAAGAATCCAAACAGCCCGGTCATGAAATGGCTGGAAAAGATGAAGCAGCGGCCTGACTGCATCCACATTCACACTGATTACAGGGATGTTCCCCCTGACTGGCTGGGGCCTGACCTGATAAAGTCAGCGGAAGTTTTACGGGATATTGACGAAAGGCTGTACAGATGGGTGTGGCTTGGTCAGTGTGTAGGCATTGACGAAGCCATTTATTATATGTTCAGCAATGAACACATGGCTGAACCTGAACAGGGGCAGCGTTTTTCTATTATCGGGATCGGCGGTGATTATGGCCAGCAGAACGCTACAACATTTCAGGCGTTTGGTGTGGACATTCCGCACATGAAGCTGGCTGGACTTGGTGAATATTATCACAGTGGCCGGGAATCAGGACATCAGCGCAGCCCTTCCGAGTATGCACAGGACTTTGTTCAGTTCGTCCGTGAACTGTATGAACAGTATGGAAGTGGTGGATGCCGCTTCTACCTGTATCTGGATCCATCGGCGCAGGGCTTGCAGGAAGAAATAAAAAGGGCTTGCAGGACTGCTGGGTTACAGGTCAGCGTGAACGATGCTGAAAATGACGTGAAGCTGGGGATCAGCCGTGTCCAGAAGCTATTGACCTACCAGATCATGAGCGTCAGCCGGACAAAGCAGGAAAACGCCGTTCGTGAGTTTGGAACCTATGAATATAACAAGGACAGCATTGAAAAAGGCAAAGAAGAACCTGTTAAAATTGATGATCACTGCATGGATGCAATCCGCTATGTGGTCATGGGTTTGTGGTCAAAAATAAAACGCTGGCTACCAGTGCCGGACGATGACGAAGGGACGAAGTAATGGACATTTTTTCATATTTCAAAAATCATGATATTGATACAGTGGATGCCACGTTTTACAGGACTATCAGGGTATGGCGCAGCTGGTACTATTCCAACGTGAGGAAATTCCACAAATATAAGGTTTACCGGGGGAATGGTACTTCTATCAACTGTACCCGATATTCTTTAAGCATGGCTAAAAAGGTATGTGAAGATATTGCTGATCTGCTGCTGAATGAGAAGGTACAGATCACCATAGCAGACAAGGCAACGGATGACTTTGTGAAACAGGTCTTGACTAATAACACATGGGAAGAACTGGGGAACGAATTTCAGGAGTGGAAGGCCGCACTGGGAACGGTTGCCTATGTGGTCTATATCCGGGATGGTCAGGTGGACGAAGCCGGAAACATGACCGGGGGAAAGATCGGGATCAACTATGTGGATGCGCTGAACATATACCCTACTTCATGGGAAAATAAGGTTGTGAAGGAATGTATTTTCACATTCCGCAAGACCTACAAGCGCAAGAAATACGTCCACATACAGTATCACAGGCTTGAACCGCTGGCAGACGGAACCGGGAACCAGTATGTGATTGAAAATGCGGTTGTGGAAGATACAGCCGGAAGCGGTACGGAACTGACACCTGAACAGTGGCGCATGATCCCCCACTTTTCCGGGCTGGCTGAACGTGTTGAAACACATTCCGACAAGGCCATGTTCACTATTGACCGTCTGAACATAGTGAACAATGCTGACGATGACACAACTAATCCGATGGGTATAGCCCTGTTTGCAAACGGAATTGACATAGTACGCAGCATTGACCTGAAATATGACAGCTATGCAAATGAATTTTCTTTAGGGAAAAAACGTCTGTTTGTTGCGCCTGAATTTACTACCAATGTGGACGGGAACGCCGTCTTTGATCCGAATGATACGGTATTCTATGAACTGCCGGAAGATTTTTTCAAAAATGCTGAATCAAAGGAAGCGATTCATGAAATAAACATGGAATTGCGGATTGAGGAACACAGCAAGGGGATCACGGACGATCTGAATTTTCTTTCTATGGCGTGTGGTTTTGGAACTGACCGCTATAAGTTTGAGAATGGCAGCGTGAAAACTGCTACAGAAGTGATCAGTGAAAATTCCGATATGTACCGTTCACTGGTAAAACATGAACTGGTGCTGAACCGTGTCCTGATACAGCTGATCCAGACTATTATCCGGGCCGGTATCGACATAGGAACGCCGGGGCTGAATGAAAATACTGACATCACTATCCAGTTTGACGATTCCATAATTGAGGATAAAGTCACGGAAAGGCAAAATGACCGTCAGGATGTGGCTATGGGTGCTATGGGTGTGGCTGAATACCGGGCTAAATGGTACGGGGAAACACCTGAACAGGCACAAGCGAACCTTCCGGCGCAAGAAAGTGAAGTGATACTTTAATGAAATCCGAATACCAGTCTATTCTTTCCGCTGGCATAGAAAAGAAATATACCACGCTGGAACAGGAAATAATGTCTGATGTGGTGCGCCGGATCCAAAAAGCCGGAAAGATCACTTCTACAGCTGACTGGCAGCTACAGCGTTACATGGTGCTGGGGCATAGTACGGAAGATGTTGAAAATATTATCCGTTCAGCGGTGGGTGGTGACTATGTTGACACCTTCCGGCTGTATGATGAAGTGATCGAAACGGAATATGTCAGGTCAAAGGCCACGTATGAACAGGTGAACGCACACTTTACGCCGTATGAACAGAACTATGAACTGCAACAGCTGACCAGCGCGCTGATCCAGCAGTCTAATGACGAACTTTTCAATATCAGTAAATCACTGGGCTTTATGGTGGATATGGGAAACGGCCGGAAAGTGTTCACACCGCTTTCAGAAGTTTACAATGGCTATCTGGACAATGCAATCACTATGATGGCATCTGGGGCGTATGATTATAACACGCTGATCCGTAAGGTTGTCGGACAGATGACCGCTTCCGGCTTGCGCACGGTTGATTATGCTTCCGGGCATAGTAACCGGGTAGATGTTGCTGTACGGCGGGCCCTTCTCACTGGCATGGGGCAGCTGACCGGGCGCATATCGGATATGAACGGCCAGAACTTAGGTACTGACCAGTTTGAAATTGACTGGCATCTTGGCGCACGTCCTGATCATGCAGCGTGGCAGGGCCGTGTGTGGAGAAAGGAACAGCTGTATTCCGTTTGCGGTCTGGGAACTGGCCCCGGTCTTTTGGGGTGGGGTTGCAGACATACCTACTACCCTTTTATTCCGGGCGTTTCAGTCAGGAACTATTCTGATGAATGGCTGGAAGAAAAGGCCCGTGAAGAAGCTGAAAAGAAGCCCTTCCGGGGGAAGGAATACAATTTGTATGAAGCAACGCAGAAACAGCGGCAAATGGAAACGGCAATGCGGGCCCAGCGTGAGAAGGTGAAACTTCTACAGGAAGGGAAAGCTGACAAAGACGATATAATCAATGCAAAGTGCAAATATCAGGCACAGCTTGATGAATATGCAGAGTTCAGCAAAAAGTTCAACCTTCCTGAACAGCGTGAACGCATATACTACGACTTGAAGGGGCGTGTTGCGCCTTCACAGCGCACGTATAAGCAATGGCAAGCGGAACAGGCTGAAAAAGCGGCCAAACGTGCAGCCGCAAATGAACGCAAAGCGAACCGTGCAATGCAGATCAAGGCTGAAATGCAGCGGCGGGCAGATATGGACGCAGCAAAAGGGAATCAGTTTATTTCCGGCATAAAGGACTATCTGGCGCAGAATCCGGGCGTGAGTATCAAAAAGCTGGGGCGTAAACTTTTGGATGACCTGAACCTGAACAATGTAGCGGATCATCTGAAATCCATGAAAGAATATGGTTCTTGCCGCTTCTACTCTCACACTGGTGTTGTTCAGATGGTGGACTATAACCTGAACAGCAAGGATCAAAGATCATACCAGTACAGGGTGAAAACAGCTTTTCATGAAGCATTTCACGCAAAGTCTGACGGATTGAAAATAGATGCGGCAAGGCTGGGAAACAAAGCGTGGTTAGACATTGAAGAAACTTTTGCGGAAAGTTCAGCACACTATCTTGCTGGACAGATGGGGATCACGGATCTGGCCCCGTCTTATGGTTCAAGGCTGTGTGAAATGCTTCCACGGCTGAAACAGCTGCCGGAATTTTCTTCCTGTTCTACTATTGCCGATTTTGGGAAAATTGCCTTTAATGGCAGAATGAACGGTCAAGCCCCGGAATGGACGGATCTTTATAACCGGGCTATGGGGGTTTCCTATGACTGGAAAACTTATTCAAAGCAGTATTTTCCCACAATTACGGCAAACGCTGATGATTATATTGACAAGATGCTGGAAAATATGCCAAACTTTAAGACATACTGGGAACAGATGAAGGGTGAACTGGGAACAGCTATAGAAAAAATCAATGCCGGAAACGCTGGTATGCTGACCGGGAATGAGGAAACAGTTATAAAAAATGTTCTGGCTATTGCTATGAACAGGATGGGGGTAAAGTAATGAAAATGTATATTCCTGAATCGGAACTGAACAATACTGAACATATGCAGCAGATCGTTGACATACTGGAAGAAGTACCTGACACTGATTTTCAGTGCATGGACGGCGCAGAAATGACGCTTGATGATGCCGTGCAGAAAATCCGGGAACTGGGGGAAGATAAAATTGCGGATCTGATAGGCGGTGATTCTTTATGATCAGCGTATCAGTAACACTAAACAGGATCCATGTATCAGGTCACGCAAACACGGCCCCACATGGTTCAGATATTGTTTGTGCTGCCGTTTCTGCTATTACCCTTACACTTATAAAGGGGCTTGAAAATATTGCTCATATGAGCCTATATGAGAGCATAGAACCGGGTAATATCTGTATTGAGTGGCAGACCATAAACGACACGGGCAAGGCCCTGATTGATACATGGTTTTTAGGTATTCTTGGAATTGCCGAAGAATACCCGGTTATTGAACTGAAAACTGACAATGAATGAGCATCCGAAAGGGTGTTTTTTTCATGCCCGACGGGGCGTAAAAATACGGGAATATCACAGAAAGGTGAGGAATCAGGAACATGAAGAAGAAACTGTTATTTGACTTACAGCTTTTCACTGACGGCGGTGATGGCGGCACTGGAACAGGTGCAGGAACAGCCGGGGGAACTGGTGACGGCGGCCAGAAAGCAACAGCCGGGGCTACAGCAACAGGAGGCTACAGCTTTGAACAGGCAGAAGAAATTGCGGAAGCAAGGGCTGACCGGGCATCCAAAGCGGCACTTGCCAGCTACTTCAAGCAGCAGGGAATGAGTGAGGAAGAAATCACGGCCGCCATCAACGACTACAAGCAGAAAAAGGCGAAAAACCAGCCTGACGTGTCGGCAATCGCACAGCAGCGTGACGATGCGCTGAAAAAGGTTGCTGAAATGGAGAACATGGAGTATTTGAGATCCAAAGGCGTGAAGCAGGAAGATCTTGACTATGTTCTTTTCAAGGCCAGTAAGAACGTGAACGACAAGACCGACTTCAAGAAAGCGGCTGACGCTTTCCTGAAAGACAATCCCCGCTACACTGGCAGGGGCTACACGGTTGTTTCCACGGGAACGCCTGACGGCGGATCTGGTGCAGGCCAGAACGCAAACGACATCATCAACAGTTCCATCCGGGCGGCGTTCGGAAGGGGCTAAATTTCAAGAAGGGAGATTTTAAGACATGAACAGAAACAAAGGACTTTTCAAGAATTTACAGCTTTTCACGGCCCCGGCTATCGCCCGGAGCAATGCGGAAGCACTGATCCCCACACAGGAAAGCCACGACATCATTCAGGGGGCGGTTGAACAGTCTGCCGTGTTGCAGCGTGGCCGGAAGTTGGCAAACATGACCGCTTCACAGTACAAGATGCCCGTGCTTGACCTTCTCCCGGTGGCGTATTTCGTCAACGGTGAAGGTGGATCCGCAATGAAGCAGACCACTAACATGGCATGGGATAAGAAAGTGATCTATGCGGAAGAAATCGCCGTGATCGTTCCCATTTCGGAAGCGGTGCTTGACGATGCTGAATATGACATCTGGGGAGAGGTAAAGCCCCGGCTGGTGGAAGCGTTCGGCCAGAAAATTGACGGTGCGATCCTGTTCGGCGTTGATAAGCCGTCCACATGGCGGGATGATGTTGTCACCACGGCCACAAAGGCAAATTCCATTGTCACGCTGAACGATGACCTGTACGGTTCCATTCTGGGCGAAGATGGGGTTATCGCAAAGGTTGAGGAAAGCGGCTATTTCGTCAACGGCCACATGGCTGACATTTCCATGCGGGCAAAACTTAGAGGTCTGAAAGATACCACGGGCCAGCCTGTTTTCAAGTCTGATATGCAGACAGGAACGAACTACACGCTGGACGGTTCCCCTATGAACTTCCCCCGGAATGGTGCTTTCGATAAGTCCAAAGCATTGATGATCAGTGGTGACTTCTCACAGCTGGTTTACTCTATCAGGCAGGACATCACTTTCAAGATCTTTGATCAGGGCGTTATTCAGGATCCGGGAACGAAGGAAATTATTTATAACCTGATGCAGAATGATATGGTGGCGTTGCGTGCCGTTATGCGTCTGGGTTGGGAAATTCCCAATCCGATCAATGCGATCCAGAAGAATAAGACGAAACGCTGCCCGTTTGCACTTCTGAAAACCGCAGCAGCTGTCGCAAAGGCATAATTTCAGGGGGTGTTCAGGATGTATGTGAAGTATGGTTATTATAACAACAACTTCAAGGGAACAGTGATTCCGAAAGAGGACTTTCAGAGGTCTGAACAGGAAGCTGAAACATACATCCGATACCTGACCTATCTGAACGGTGACATTTTCGCAGATGAAGCACACACGGATCCTGTTATTGCGGATGCCGTGTGTGCCGCAGCGGAAGCCTACTACACGGCAACTATGGAACAGCAGCAAGGTGGAAATGTGAAGTCTGAAAATAAGGACGGAATGAGCGTTTCTTTTGTAGTGGCCCGGAAAGATGGGGAAACGGTGGATGAATATGTGAAGCGGTCTATGTATCAGGCTATCAGGATCCGGCTGCTTCCTACTGGCTGGCTGTCCAGAAGGGCAAAGGTGGGCGTATGATCACAAATACATCTATAACTATTTTCAATGGGCGCATGGACAAGGAAGAACGGCGCATGAAGTATTTCCCCACGGTAATCAGGGGCGTGTCCTATCAGGAAGCAAAAGGGGCCACGATTGCCAGTAATGGCGTGTGGGGTGAAAACGTCAACTATAAGATCAGGATCCCGCTGGTGGGTTCAGATATTCAGGATAAGCGGCTTTATATGCCCTGTCTTGAATATGCGAAGCTGGAAGATGGCGAAGCCCCGGCATACTGGACTATAAAGAAAGGGGATCTGATTGTCAGGGGCGAACATCCGGGAGATCCCATGTATGAGGATGCTTTGAACGTGTACGCAAGGGAAAATTCCCTTGACCTGATCCACGTCACAGAGTACGCCGACAACACTATAGGGGGAAGTCTTTATGTGCGACACTACAGGATAGGGGGTAATTGATATGCCGGGAACACATCACATTGATACGCCTGACGATCTCACGATCCAATATAACGGCGGCCGTGTCCGGCTATGCTGGGATGGCGGTTTCAGTGAACGGCGTTCAAATATGTTCAACAGGAAGCAGATGATCGTTGACAGTGAAGCATTGCGTTACTGTTCCCCGCTGATACCCTTCCGCACTGGTGCGCTGACACGTTCCGGCACAATCGGAACGGTGATCGGATCCGGGCTTTTGCAGTATTCAACGCCGTATGCACGGATGCAATACTACTGTACCGCTGAATCAAGGTCATATGACACACGCCGGGGCGCAAGGTGGTTCGAGAGAATGAAAACAGCCCACAAGAAAGACATTCAGAGGGCTGCTGAAAGAGGGTGATCGATTGGTAAACTCAATTATAGAAGGGCTTGACCAGTATTTCAGGAAATGCCCGCTGTTAAAGGATGGCGTGTTCCGTGTGGACACAATGGGTCCTGAACCGATTGAATATGAACTTGAAACTGGCATAACCACGCCGGTGATCAAGACATACCTTGACGGTTCCAGCGTCAGACAGTATATGTTCAACTTCAACAGTAAGGACTACTACTCTATGGATAGGGTTCAGATGATCCAGAACAGCACCTTCTATGAACATTTTTGTAACTGGGTGGAAGAACAGAGTTTTCTTGAAAACCTTCCTGAAATGCCGGAAGGGTGCGAAGCGCAAGCCCTGACTGTTCTGACACCGGGCTTTATGCTGGACGCAACAATGATCAATGCACGTTATCAAGTCCAGCTGCAACTACAATATTTTAAGGAGGCCATGAAAAAATGAAAAAATTCAATTTACAGCTTTTTGCTGGTGGCAGAAGCGCACTGATCAGAAATATGATTGGTGACTATCTGGAAGTGTCCGGCAAAATGGAATTGTGCGGAATCGGTTTTACGAAGCTGAATGAATCGCCGGGCGCACAGTCTGACAGCACAACGTACATCAATGAAACAACGTCATCCGCTGACATTATAGGGTATGAAACGAAATTTCCCTATGAGTTTGATGCGATT